CATTGACGGACTAGATCAGTTGCCTTAAGTAACTAGTATGGTAGCCACTTTAGGTTCTACAAATCTTTGGTAAAGGAGGGACGCGTATGAATGCACGTCTAACCGAATTCAAGTCTAGCCAGCTTGACGGGTGTGGTAGTTGCGGTAGCTCTTACCCGGAGTCCGAGCGTGCTTATTTTAAGCGTGTCTACGGGTCCGACCATCTACACCAACTACATGATGATCACCAAGAAGAGGCCATACTGCGTTATGCATTACCTTGGAGAAGGGCAGAACTTGTCAAAGTTCAAGACCAGTTGACGCACCTGAAATGTGAAAACGACCCGGAAATGACGCAACCGGGTAGGTCAGCGTACTCACTTAAGCAATTAAAGGACAACCTTTCCTTATATTGCCGTAAGCAATGTCGAAGTTTGAGGTGGAATGAACATTATCAAGCAGCTGTCAAAAGCGTAGCTGATGATCTTCAGAAGCTTCTAGGAGTAGGCAGGTGTTTACAACCGATTTCAACAGAGGCAGTAGCAGAATCGGGAGCGTTTCAGAAGAATCTCGATAAGAACGCTGGTTATTTCGCGTTCGAGACCGGCAGGCGGTCTAAGGGAGAGAATATTCAAGAAGCGCTCGAATGGTGCAGCTCACATGAGCTAGAGATAGCGAAAAGTGGGTGCTACGGGATTCCTCTCGTCATTAGCCATCGCTCAAGTAATTCTAAGCCTACAGGCCCAAATACTTGGAAGTGGAGATGCAGAATAATCCTGATGCAAGACATTCGCGCGTTGTTACTCGACGGACGTTTTGCTATACCTTTCACGCAGTTATTCATTAACTGTCCATGGGGTGAGGGTGGTATGACATCGCAGGAAGTCAGAGGATGGGTGCATCGAGCTAGAAACCACTATGATAGATGGTATAGCTCCGATTACTCAAAATTTGATGTAAGCCAGGCAGATTGGTTGCTTGAAGACGTCATTTACAAAGTTGTGAGACCTTTGTTTGGTGAGCTTAGTCAACTAGATGAGAAATTATTCTCAGCTATGTGCTATAGTTACATTAACAAGGATATACATGGTTTTGATGGCGTTTATCATGCGAAAGGATGTCAGGTGTCTGGGGCGTTAACGACCTACGCGTATAATACGATCATTAACGAGATTATTGACCGCACTGTTTTACTGATGCAAGGTTGCAACATTGCAAACTTTCATAGTTTGAAGTGTGGAGATGATAATCTGACGTATTATAAGTCGTCTGAACCCTGGGACCGTAAGAAGCACTGTGAGTTAGTGTTACGGTATTTCGGAATCAACACTACACTTGGCGAGGATGATTGTGGGACGTCTAAAGTCAATCCGAAGTTTCTTTCGCGAACTTGGACGGACAATGGAGAAGAACGTGATATTCATGAGGTGATTTGGAATTTAGTCTATCCCGAAAGATATCGCAATTATGATCCATTACTCACCCACGTATCAGTCGAACGTGCAGAAGCGTTAGTATTGTTAGCGGCTTGCCTTGAACAAGAGGCTACAATGCGTGAATATTTCGACGTTGGTGCAATTTACCAAGCTGCACAAATAGAACGTGGCAGTGTAAACAACATGTACAATGCATTGGCAAACCTAGGCACCGGTTTTAAGACGCCATGGTTAAACTGGAGGCAAACCCTCACGGCTTAGTGCTAGCAATAAAGTC